GATTTTTACCTATCGCAGACAAGGCCGATCACGGCAGCGGTCGCCGGAATCTGCGTGCAGCACGAAGTCGGGCATTTTCTTGGCGTCAAGGCAAACCCAGCCGCCGACAAGTGGGGGCATTGTCCGACGAAAAGCTGCGTGATGAACATCAATGGAACTGGGCCGCAGTGGTGCAGCCGGTGTCGCGGTCAGTTAGTCGCCAAGTACGGAGCGAGATAGATGGGCCTGCTGCTTTTGATGGGTGACTCCCAGCCGAATGTGCGATCGCTGTTCGGCAACAACGAACCGGGGCTAGCTCTGGACATTGGGGACCGCTACGGCGCGAGCGAGGCCAAGCGGACATGGCGGCGGAATTTGCTTGGTTACTCCAACACTCCATCCAATACTGGTTGGCTCAAGTTCTACGCGACGGCAACAGAAAACGCCGGTACATCGCCATTTGGCGGGTCCGATGCTTTCAAGATAGTTGAAGATTCGACTACAAATTTTCATTACATCCAAACACCGTCTATAACGCTTGAGTCGGGCCGAACGTACACCTACAGCGTTTACGCAAAAGCTGCGGAACGGTCAGTGTTTTACTTAGACGATGCCGTAAGTCCGTTTGCTGGCTCAGTGAAAGCGGTCTATGACTTAGCTTCTGGAACGGTATCAAGTTCTCAAGATTGCACTCCGTTTATCGAAGATGCTGGCAATGGCTGGTATCGTTGCGGGTGGACTGCTACGGCAGACACAAGCGGGTCTGCAAGAATGCAAATCGTTATTGGCGACAACAGCTATCTTGGCGATGGGGCCAGTGGGGTTTTGTTTTATGGCTCTCAATTAGAAGCCGGTTCGCTCACCGAATACCAGCCCATCACCGACTTCAGCACCGAGTTCAAGCAAGCGTACCCAACGCACTCACTCTATCAGGACAGCAACGGCGTCACCCCTGCCGTGTACCCGAACGACCCCGTTGGGCTAGTAATCGATTCAGGCCGAGGTGGGCTGGCGAATCTGGGGCCGGAGTTGGTGGGGAATGGGACGTTTGATAGTGATACAACAGGCTGGTCTGCCGCTGATGCAAACGCGGCAATCGAGGTTGCTAGTGGAAGATTGAAGGTTACTACAATTTCTGGTTCGACAGGTGGTAGGCAAGCCTTTTCTTCTGTTGCTGGTCGATTCTACAGAGTCACTGGTGAAATGGAGGTGGAATCGGGAACCTTTGGGGTTCGCATTGATTCCCCACTTGGTACGGTAATGTACTCATCAGCAACGCATACATCTGCCTCAGGGTTGGTGTCTTTTTCGTTTATTGTCAGTGCCGCATCAACTCAATTTGTTGTGTATCTTCGTGCAAGCACAGCAGGTGTAGCTTACTTCGACAACATCTCCGTCCGCGAAATCCCCGGAGTGCATGGCTACCAGACTTCTTCGGGGAGTCGGCCCCTTTTGTGCCGCACTCCGTTTTCGGGTCGCAGAAACCTGTTGGTTCGTTCTGAAGAATTGGTTGAGGGTGTTGGTTGGACAGCGGCCTCTACCACGACAACTGTAACGCAAAACGCTATTGCTAATCCATTGAACGGGCAGGTGACTGCTGACAATGTAGACATCACTGACGTTTCTGCAAGCCGTTTTCAACAAACGAGCTTGCCGCTTCTTGCAAGCACCCAATACACGATATCCGGGTATTTCAAAAATAACACAATGACCACTGGGCAGACATTCGATTTTCGATTGTCTAACTTTCTGGCTGGCCCTAATGACTGTATCGCCGCAGCACGAATCAACTTGTTTGATGGTTCAGTAACGGATGTTTCCAGTGGTAGCGGAATTTCTGGAACAAGCGTGGCGATGGTCGCTTTGGGTGATGGTTGGTATCGAGTTTCCGTCACGTTCACCAGCGGGTCGGGGGCAGCAACATCCTCTGCCGGAGTACAGCTAATTCGCAGTTCTAACGCCGCTAATTTCTATGCGTTTGGCTTCCAGTACGAGTTGGGGGCAAGCGCTACCGCATATCAAAAAGTGGTAACCACCACCGACGTTACGGAAGCTGGCAAGGCCGATTGCTGGGGGCTGTTGGCGGACGGCGTGGACGACTGGCTTGCCACTCCCAGCATAAGTTTCAATACTTGGACTCAGGATACTCGGCGGAATCTGCTGGTTGATACGGAGAGCTTTGGGTCAAGTACGTGGACGAAAAGCGGGTCTTCGGTTACTGAAAACTCTATAGCTGCCCCTGACGGTACAACAACCGCAGACACATTAACTGAAGATTCGTCAGCGGCCCGGCATTGGATGACAGTCGCTTCTTCGGCAGTAGCAAATCAAGTTGCTACGTTTTCTATTTATGTAAAAAAGAAAGACCGAAGATACTGTTTTATTACTTTGAATAATTCTGGCGGGGTATCTAGATATTCGCCAATTTTTGATTTGGACAACGGAACCGTAGTTGCCGAAAATGTAACAGGCAGTCCAGCGTCAAACTCAGCGTCAATAACATCCGCAGGAAGTGGGTGGTATCGCTTGCAAGCCACTTTATCTTCTGGCGCGTCTGGATTATCGGAAATTGGGTTTGGTTTAAGCGATAGTGCAACACCGTCTTTGGTTGTCTCAAGCCCAACATATACCGGCGACGGAACAAGCGGTATTTATATCTGGGGAGCACAGGTTGAGATTGCTTCGTCGGCTACCGACTACCAGCGAGTAGGCACCGACAAGATGACCGTGATGGCGGGGGTGAGGAAGCAGCAATCAGCACTCGTTGGAATGATTGCGGAATTGTCAGCAAGCTCCAGCTCCAACAGCGGTGCGTTTTGGTTGCTTGACGGTAACAAGTCCGCATCGGCTGGCGATTTTATCTCTTTTAGAAGCAATGGCACGCTTTATTCCGGCGTCGTTGATTCACCAGTTACATCGGGTTCATGGGCGGTTGTTTCGGGAATTTCTACTATATCTGCCGATTTAGCTGAAATCAGACTGAATGGCGTCAGTGATGAAATAAGTTCAGGAGACCAAGGCAGCGGCAACTACGGTAACTACCCGCTCTACATCGGTCGCCGAGGTGGTTCAACGCTTCCGTTCTCCGGCATTCTCTACACCCTAATCATCCGAGGTGCCGCAACGCCAACTGGGACGATTGCGAATTTCGAGCGTAACTTGTTAGCCAAACGTGCTGGGGTATCGTTCTAATGAGCCAAACACTTTGGACCTATTCAATCGTCATGATTTCACCAGCGGCTACCCGCGACGGAGCCAACGCAATAGCCGAGGCACTTGGGCACGGTCCCAACAACTTCTCCGCTCAGTTGTCGAATGACGGGGTGAACGTCACACACTACGGAAGCCGAACGCAGGCACAGCAATCGTTCGTTGACCTGCTCACCGGAATGGGGCAGGGTGAAATGCCACCAATCGAAGGCGTGGACCCGCAGGTTATCGGAGCGATTCTCGGCAGCCTGATTATCGATATTTCGGAAAGCGAGGACGGGTACTCGCATTTCAACCGGCTGCTGGAAGCGAACGGGCTAGTGCGGTTTGAACCAGCGGAGGAATCGGAGGAATGATGGTCAACCTGCTGATTCTGGTATCGCAGACGTTCAACGTGCTGATGGGCGGCGACCCGGATGAAATGCTCAGTGCCCGCTGCTGGCGACTTCGCAAACAACCGGGATGGCGGGAGCTTTGTTTGTATCTGGACAACGCCAGCCCGCTAATGTGGTGGCGGGGAAGCTACGCAACGCATTGTGAGGCGTGCTACTGGGAAGAACGGCGGCGGTTGGTTCAGCGGTTGGCGGAATACGGGGACGCCTGACAAACAAGGCACCGACCAAGGCGAGGGTCAGTGATCAAAACGGCGATGAAGCACAGCGGCGAGCAGCAGTCAAGACAGGCACGCTACGCCGAACGAAAGCAACTAGAGCGGAATGCGATCATCATTCCGCCACCGGCTGATTTGGCGCGGCGTCAGCAATTGCTGGCCGACCCGATTGCGTTCCTAAAGCATTACTTTGCCGACCGGTTCTGGTCACCGTTTGCGGATTACCAGCGAGAGATGATTCAGTTAATCATCGACGTGGCCGAGTTCGGAGGCGACCAGGCGATTGCGGCACCACGCGGCGACGGAAAAACGGAAATCACTAAGGCGATGATTGTTTATCTGATTCTGCGGGGGCTGGTGAAGTTCCCGCTGATCATCGCAGCCAGCGGCACGTTTGCCAGTCGCATTTTCGACGACGTGCGGCGGCACTTCGATTCCAATGAAAAGCTGATTGAGGACTTTCCCGAAATCTGCGTTCCATGTGCTGCACTGGAAGGAACGCCGCAGCGGGCTGCCAAACAGTCGCACAATGGAAAACTAACCGAAATCCGATGGTCCAATGCTGACGTAATGTTTGGCAAAATCGACGGCCTGCCTGCGACCGTGAAGGGCCTGCCGTGGCACGAAGGCGGCGTTAGTCCGTACAGCGGCGTCTGCATGGCGTGGGCTGGGATGGACAGCGCTATCCGTGGTATCAACATCCGTGGCAACCGGCCTGACTTTGTTCTGGTCGACGACCCTGAAACGCGAGAGTCAGCGTTCCACGAAAACCAAGTTGAAACGCGGGACATCATCCTAAACCGTGACGTGGCTGGTTTGGCCGACGGACGGAAGCGGCTGTCGCGTGTCGTGCTTTGCACAATCCAGAACAACCGCTGCCTCGCAGAAAAGTTGACCAACCAAGCCAAGGCACCCAGCTGGAACGGACGCAGATACAGCGGCGTGGTCCGGTGGCCAGACCGCGTCGACCTGTGGCAGCAATACATGGACCTTCGCCAAGAAGACCAGCGTGGCGGAGATGGATGCGGATTGACTGCCACGGCGTTCTACATCGCCAACCGGGCGGACATGGACGCCGGTGCGGAAGTTCTGAACGCGGAACGCTATAGCCGGGCAATGACACGCGAAGGGAAAAGCATTGAACTGTCGGCACTGCAGGCAGTCTACAACCTGATTGCCGATAACGGCCTGAACTACGTGCTGACGGAAATCCAGAACGCACCACCGGACGAAGAACAAGCGGAAACGCTTGGCCTCACCGCACACAAAATCGCCAGCCGGTTAAGCGGACTTGAGCGGAACGAACTGCCAAAAGTTGAAGGTGTGCGGATTACCTGCGGGCTGGACATCGGCAAGTATTACAGCCACTGGACAAAGATCGCGTGGTTCGGCAATGCCACAGGTGTCGTGATCGACTATGGCGTGATGGAAACGCCAGGCATGCAGGCGGCCACGGATTCGCAGGCGGTGGAGGTGGCACTACTGAACAGCCTGCAGAACTGGCGGTCGGACATCATGGCTGTAAACCCGCCAGAGTTTTGTCTGGTCGATTCAGGTGACTATTCGCCAGCCGTTTATGAGTTTGTGCGTCGGGCAGGCGGGACACCGTTTGCAGCGTCGAAAGGCTACTCGAGCAGCAAGTTCCACATGGGGACGGAGTCGGCAACCCGCAGACTGTTCGACCGCTGCTATGCCAACCACCAGCCACAGGAACGCATCTGGTTGTACGTCGTGGACACCGAACACTGGAAGGGCTGGCTGCAGGAACGGTTTGTGACGGCGACGTTTAACGAGGCCCACCAGTTCAACGACGGCAGTTTAAGCCTGTACGTCAGCGACGACAAGAAAAAGCACGTCAGTTTCAGCCATCACATCGTGGCGGAAATGCGAGAAGAGCTGTTCGTTCCCGGCAAGGGGATGACCCGCAAATGGCGTGAAGTCAGCAAGAACAACCACTGGCTGGATTCGACGGCACTGGCCTGTGCGGCGGCTGGCTGTTTGGGGATCAGGCTGATTCCGCGAGTCACCAGCCAGCAACTGGTGGCCGCAGCAAATCGAAAACAGGCGTCATCAAAACCAGTGCGGAATCGTGCGGGCATCGTGTCCAGCACGCCGCACGGTCAAGCGTTTGTAGCAACCCAGAGGAAGTGACGAAATGGCGAAGAGCAAGGCACGGATGGATTTGCCAACAGTGGACGCGGAAGGCATCGAAATGCAGCAAGACGAAATCGCAAGCGGTGAAGTGACGGCAACCGTTGAAGTCCCGGAACTCATCAGCAAGATGGTTCGGGTGCCACTGGCACAAATCCCGTTCGGCTACCTGCCGCGAGTTTGCGACGTTCGGAAGATGACCGGCAAGCAGTCGCAGGCACTTCGGCAGCTGCAGGAAGCACTGTGCAGCCAAGGTGCAACACTGGCCAATGGGACGCGAATCAACAACCCATCGAACGCCATTAAGTGGCTGCTGGAGTCGATTGCCAGTTGATACGGAAAATCCGTAACTTTTCGCGTCCTGTTTATTCGAAAGAACGCAGGCCAGTTGGTTACTATTGCGGCATGCCATACGACCTAACCACCGTCGAAGATGACCTGCTGGAATACTCCGACTTCGAGGAAACCGACAGCGTTAGCCGTGCCAAGCTGTTCATCACGGCGGCCAAACGCTGGATTATCCTCGCGGCGGCCAGTGCGTCCAACCAAGGCAGCAGCCTGACCCGCAGCAAGGCGGAAGTCATGCAGATGCTGGCCAGAGCCAATTCGTTCGTTGCTGCCAAGGACACGGCAGCCGCTGGCCAGTCCCGCGTTCGTTTCCTTAGTGTCAATCAAGGATTTAGATGACCGCATCGCCACGCAGGCAAAAAAAGACGATTGCCAGCCAGTTCGATAACATTCGGGCCGACTACGACATGAGCCGGGAGAGCCGGTTCATTCGCCGCCGTGTCGGTCTTGCGCCACGTGGCGGCGGTGCTGACTTCCATTATCGCACCGAAGAATTCTACTACCGCGACATTGAAAAAGCGCGGGACATGGACCGCAACGACGCCATTGTTGGTCAGACCATCGACCGGGCTGTGGCTAACATCGTGCAGGACGGGTTTACGCTGGACGTTCGCACGGGCGACACGTCGCTTGACCTCGAGCTGTGGAACCGCTGGCAGGCGTGGACCAGTTCGCCAGACGACTGCGACATGGCTGGCGAATTTACTTGGCAGGACATTGAACGGCACGTGATGCGGTCGGTTCTGCTGGACGGCGACATGGTCGTGCTTGGAACCGCAGGCGGGCAGGTGCAGCTGATTGAAGCCCACAGCATCCAGACCATCACACCGCAGGAGAATACGTTCCTCGGCGTGACCCGCGACGACTTCGGCAGGCGGACCCGTTACTGGTATTCCGCCGACAAGCGTGAAGGCGGCGTGCTGGCTGTGGTTGGCAACCTGAAGGAAACAGCGGTTCCGATTGACGTGCGGGACGAAGATGGAAACCGCGTCCTGTTCCACGTCTACAACCCACGGCGTGTGAATCAGACGCGAGGCGTGACGGCGTTGGCACCCATCTTCAGCGTGGCTGGAATGTTCGAGGACATCAACTTTGCCAAGTTGGTGCAGCAGCAGGTCGTGTCATGCTTTGCCATCTTCCGCAAACGCAACCCGATTGCCGGTGGTGGTCCGCTGCCGTCGACCGATGGCTACGGTCTGCCGGAAACAGAACAAACCGGTCAAGGCACCCGCTACATCGAAAACATCGGTCCCGGTATGGAAATCATCGGCGGCGAAGGCGAGGAGCTGCAAGGCTTTTCGCCGAACGTGCCGAACGCTGAGTTTTTCGACCACGTCAAACTGATGCTGCAAATCATCGGCGTGAACCTTGGGCTGCCGTTGTGTCTTGTGCTGATGGACGGCAGCGAGACGAACTTCAGCGGCTGGCGTGGCGCGGTGGACGAGGCCCGCAAGGGATTCAGGGCCAACCAGACCAACCTGCTAAACCGACTGCACAAGCCGGTTTATGAGTTCAAAGTGCGCCAGTGGATTGCCGAGGACCGGGCGCTGGCCGCAGCTGCCAAGGCTGAAGGCATCGACATTTTCGGCCACAAGTGGAACGCACCGACTTGGCAATACATCGACCCGGTGGCGGACGCACAAGGCGACGCACTGCGAATCCAGAACGCACTGACCAGTCCTCGGCGATTACATGCCGAAGGCGGACGTGATTGGGAAGAAGTCGCCGATGAAATTGTGCAGGACATGAGCTACGCTGTGGAGCTTGCCAAGCAGCGTGCCGCAGTTATCAACACCCGATATAAAGACGGGGCACCAGTCCATTGGCGGGAACTCATTAGCCTGCCGATGCCTGCCGGTCTGCAAATGACGATGCAAGATCCGAACGCTGCTGTTCCTAGTGATGCAGCCGCAACCGAAGCAACGACGACCGAACTTGGAGCACCAGAACAGACGAAGGTCGCCGATACAGCACTCAACGGTGCTCAAGTTACCGCTGCCAGCCAGATTGTCGAAAAGGTCGCTAACGGACTGCTTCCACGCGACAGCGGCATTAGCCAACTGGTCTTCTTCTTCCAGTTGTCGCAGGAACAAGCGGAGGCGGTTATGGGTGCCGCTGGAACCGACGGATTCACACCGACCGGCACCAGCCTAAACGTAGCTGCACCTGCTGTGCAAACGACCGAAGACGCGGACGCACAAGCAGACGCTGGTTCTGGCGTGTTCAAGCAATTGAAGCGGCGAGAGTTTAAGAACAACGCCAAGGCCATCATGGACATTTTGAAAGACCTTGCGGCTGGCACCATCAACCGCACGATGGCGGAAGTCATGCTGGGTGGCATTGGTTTGCCTGCAAGCGACATCAAGCGGTTGATTGATGACGCCAGCGATGGCACAGTTGACACGCCCGAGGAGGATCTTGTCAGTGAATGAAATCAAGTTGTACGGCACCATTGGCCAGCCAAACATGACCAGCCAAAAGTTCAAGACGCTGCTGGCACAGGCGGACCCGTCGGAAGAGCTGGTGATTCGCATCGACAGCGAAGGCGGCAGCGTGTTTGACGGATTCGGAATCCACGACGCCATCAAGGCATGGGAAGGCCCGACTCGGGCCGTTGTCGAATCCAGTGCGTTCAGCATTGCCAGTTTCATCGCAATGGCAGCCGACACGGTGGAAATCACCGAAAACGGCTATCTGATGATTCACAACCCGTGGATGGAATCAGCTGGCGACTATGCACAACTCGCCAAGGACGCACAAACGCTGGCAAACTTGCGAGACAAGATGCTGGCCGTTTATGCGGAAGCCAGCGGAAAGACCGCAGACGAAATCGAAGAAGTCATGCAGGCGGAGACGTTCCTCGATGCCAATGATGCCGTGGCACAGGGATACGTGGACCGTGTGCTGCCGACGGCCCGCAAAAGTGCCGCCGTGGCGAAATACAAAGGGAAATTGCCGGTGCGGGTTGTTGAGTCGCTGAACGTCAGCGATGACCTGTGCGGCGAACAGGAAACTCATAAAGGAGCAACCCCCATGAGTAATTCCAAGATTCTGGCCACGACCAAGAGCATCAAGGCTCGCTGGCCGTTGGCCAAGTCTGACTTTATCGTCGCCGCACTCGAGCACGAGATGACCGACGAACAAGTCGCCGAAATGTACTACAGCGAGATGGTCAAGGAAAACGAGGAGTTGAAGGCTCGCCTCGCTGCGATGGAGCAGGAAATGGTCGCACTCAAGGCCAAGGCCGAAGAGATGACCGTTGTGCCTGTCGAAGAGGAAGAGGAAGACGACAAGGAAGTGGTGCTGATGCCAGCCGCAAAAGCACGTCCTGGCGTTTCCCCCGTCGCCTCGCCAAAGTCGCCAGTGGCTGCACGCAAGACCGCACGCCAGCAGTGGAACGAACTGCTGGCTGACTACGTCGCCAAGGGTCTGTCCAAGCCGCAGGCCGCCAAGCGAATGGCACGCGATCATCGTGACCTGCAGCAGGCCGTGATCGACGAAGTCAACTAACCGAAACACAAAACAGAAAAGGAACGCAAAACATGAGTCAATATGTGGACACGAACGTCAAGACGCTGACCGCAGGGGCAGCCATCGACCAGTACCTGCGGGTTTACATCACTTCTGGCAAACTGGCCGCAGCCGGTGCATCGACCAAGGCCGTCGGCACGCTGGTCGACGAATCGTTTGCCGACGGCGACAAGGTCGGCGTGCGTCTTCGCACTGCTGCTGGAACCCACAAGATGGTCGCCAGCGAAGCCATCACGGCTGGCAATTACGTCTACGCCGCAGCCAGCGGCAAGGTGGCCGCCGACGGTGCCTTTGTCGAAGGCATCGCACTGGAAGCCGCCGCTGCCGACGGCGACGTGATTGAAGTCATGGTGGTCGACGCCGGTGGTGCATCGGGTGGCATTCTGAACGCTGCCCAGCAGGCACTTTCTGGTGCTGGCGCGGTCAACGTCACCAGCTACTACACCGCAGTTACGACGACAGGTGCAAACGCCCTGACGCTGGCTAACGGAACCTTTGCGGGTCAACTGAAGAAGAATCAGCTGATCGTGGACGGTGGCGATGGAACCTTGACCCCGACATCTTTGACTGGCGGGACGACCATCACTTTCGCCGACGCTGGCGACTATTGCTTGCTGCTGTGGGACGGCGACAGCTGGACCGCCGTCGAACTTGGCAACGATGCCGACGGTGCAACTGCACCGGTTTTGGCGTAACCGTAACCAACGAACACCAACCAAAAGGAAACTGAAACATGCCATCACCTTCCACTTCCCTTACCACACTTCGGCCTGACTTGGCCAGCTTTCTGGAATACGATCTGGAAAGCGACCGTCTCGGCTACGTTGCCACCAAGGTCTTCCCGGTAGTCGAGGTCGCCAGCCAGGCCGGTGTCTTCGGAATCATTCCGGTGGAGCAACTGCTGCAGGCACGCGACACCAACCGGGCACCGGGCAGCGGCTACAACCGGGGCAACTTCACCTTCACCACCAGCACCTTCGCCTGCGAAGAGCACGGTGCCGAAGAGCCTGTCGACGATCGCCAGGCGAAGATGTACCGCGAATATTTCGATGCCGAGCAGGTGTCGACGATGCGGGCCTTCTCTGCCGTGCTGCGAAACGCCGAGCAGCGAGTCGCTGACGCAGTGTTCAACACCACGACTTGGACCGGTGCCAGCCTCACGACCGGCATCACCAACGAGTGGGACGACATTGCCGCAGCTGTGCCGATCACCGACGTTGATGCGGCTGTTAAGAAGGTTTACGACAACAGCGGCCTCTGGGCCAACGCCTTGATTGTGAACCAGAAGGTCTTCCGCAACCTGCGACGCTGTGCCCAAGTCATCGACGCCATCGAGTCGAGCGGTGCTGGCGACCCGTCGAAGCAGTCGGACATCACCGCGGACCAGCTCGCCCGCGTCTTCGGCCTTGACATGGTCATCGTGGCTGGTGCCTCGAAGAACAGTGCCAAGGAAGGCCAAGCCGTTTCGCCTGGCCAAATCTGGTCTGACGAGTACGCAATGGTCTGCCGCGTCGCCACCAGCAGCGACATGGCTGAACCGTGCGTTGGTCGCATCTTCCACTGGTCGGAAGACGGCAGCAGCATGGGTGGAACCGTCGAAAGCTACCGCGACGAAAATATCCGTGCCAACATCATCCGCGTGCGTCACGACGTGGACGAGCTGGTCCTGTATCCGCAGGCAGGTCACCTGCTGTCGAATATCACCACCTAGTGATTTGAGGACCAGCAACCGTGGCGAGTCGGTTTGACCAAGTTTTTCAGGCGACCGCGTTTCCCCAACTACTCGCCGAGTTCGGGGAGCCGGTCACCTATTACTTCGCGGGAGGGGGGAGCCGTTCAATTGACGCCATTATTGAACGGAACCCTCCCGCTATTTTCGACCAAGCCGGAAACCCGATGCAGATCGAACTGGTCATCCGTGTGAGGCGGCACGCGACCAGTGGCATTTTGTCGAACGAGGTCAACCGTGGAATTGACACGGTGGAACTACTGAAGCGTGTGGACGATGCGGCGGTGAGTCGGTTTACGGTGGTTCGCAAACTGTCTGACGATAGCGGCGTGGTGGTGTTGGCACTTAGCGGAACGACTTGATGGCTACGGCAGTCGCGGAACAAATCGTCGACAAAGTCCGCACGCGGCTGGGAAACATCAAGACCAGCGGCGGCTACGAGGTCACCGTGTCTGAAGTCGTGCGGCCAACCCGTTATGGCGGTTTTCGTCCGCAAGACTTGCAGCTGGTCGTCACGCAGGGGACGCTCGAGCGAAACGCCGACCTGTCGCATCCCGGCAACCCGCCAGCGACGGCGTGGAATCTGGAGGTTGTCATTGCTGGCCTGCTGATGCCAAGCGAATCCAGCACAAGCAAGATTGACACGCTTCGAAACCAGTTCATCGCAGACACCATCAAGGCCATTTGTTCGCCTGCTGCCAACTGGCACAACTGGGACACGCTGGCGATTTTGACGGAAATTGGCACCGTCGAAGATGTGACAACCGAAGAGTCCAGCGGATTCAAATTGACGATGACCGTGACCTTCCGCACCGATGAAAACAGTCCCTACACGGTGAGGAGTTAGCGATGGCGGTCACGATGAAGCTAGACGCCGAATCACTGAACAGGCTTGGCAACATGCTGAGTGAAATCAGTGGCGGTCTGGAAAAAGCGATTGCACGTGCGTCGAAGCGAGTGGCCAAGCAAGGCGTGACGTTCATCAGCGGCGAAATCCGCGGCAAGGTCAACATCAAGAAAAAGGAACTGGACAAAAAGGTGCTGAATGCCAAGCAGCGTGGCAAGACCGGCCAGACCATAACGCTGGAATCAACGCCACGATTGCCGCTGAAATACTTTGGGGCGCGGCAAACCAAAAAGGGTGTTACCTACAAGATTCCGAAATCTGGAAAGAAAAACTTGGCACGCGGTGCGTTTGGCCCCGACATTCCACGACTTGGTCGCCAAGTTTTCCGCCGTGTCGGAAAGTCCCGATTGCCGATTCAGCCGCTTTTCGGCGTGTCGCCTTGGGGCACGTTCATGGCGAACAAAATGCTGGAACCAACCAAGAAGAAGCTACGACAGGCGTTTGCCCTGC